ATCGCCAAAGAACAAAAGAGCCCGTTACACCCGACCATGAAGCCGGTGGAGCTCGTAGAACGGGCAATCAATAACTCGAGCAAGCCGGGAGAGGTTGTCTTTGATCCGTTCGTGGGGTCGGGTACGACCGTGGTTGCGGCCGCCAGGACTGGTCGGGTAGGCATCGGGATTGATCTAGACCCCAAGTATATCGCCGCCAGCCTGGAGCGCGTTACCGGTCTGGGCCTAACCGCTAAACGGAGGGGGTGAGCATGGGAAAAAATCCGACGGCTCCTGACATGCCTGGCCTAAAACACGTCGATTGGAAAAATCAACCAGGTGGTAAGACTGGCCGTCAGGTGGTTAACGCCAGGCTGAACGAAGAGCAGGCAATCAAAATGCGAGCTCTCGGCATGTCGTATCGACAGATTGCCAATCAGCTGGGAGTAACCCATACCACAGCCCGGCGTTACGTCGTCCGGGCCTTGGAGCGCCATCTTAAAGAGCTAGAAGAAAGTGTAGACGAGCATATTCGCATAGAGCTCATGCGCCTCGATGCCATGTTTCTGTCATTGCAAAAGAAGCTGGCTATAGGCGACACGAATGCGATCAACTCTGCGCTTCGCATCCTTGAGCGCCGCGCTAAAATGCTGGGGCTTGATTATGGTGATCGAGCCCGCGATGTCGACGACGATAACGTAATCGATGGAGTGGTGGAGGTTTATGTCCCGGACAACGCACGTAATACGGACGATTAGACCTCAGCCTGGTCCCCAGGAGCAGTTTCTGTCCTCCTCGGCTGACATCGTGATCTACGGCGGCGCGGCTGGTGGCGGCAAAACATGGGCGCTTCTGATGGATCCGCTGCGTTGGATTAAATATTCCGACTTTCGCGCCGTCTTCTTTAGGCGGACATTTCCGCAGATTGCCCAGCAGGGCGGGCCTTGGGATACTGCGTTCAAGCTCTACCCACCGCTGGGGGCCTATATGAGTAACTTCACCGCCCGTTTTCCGGCAGCGGGGCGGAAGGGCGCTGGTCGCTCCAAGAAACCGGGAGCGTCGATCAAGTTCAGCCACCTGAATATGGTGTCGGACGTGTCGGCGCACGACGGTGCCCAATACGCTGCCATCTACTTCGACGAGCTCGCCCACTTCGAGGCCTCACAGTTCTGGTATTTGCAGTCCCGACTTCGCACTACGGTGCCGATGCGGCCCTATACGCGGGCTAGCACTAACCCAACGAGCCCAGACCACTGGCTTTATGAGTTCGTTAAGTGGTGGATTGCCGACGACGGCTTTCCAGACCGCTCGCGGGCCGGGAAGCTGCGCTGGTTTGTCCGCGCTGGCGACGAGCTTGTGTGGGCGGATGATCCGGAGAAACTGAGTGGTTATGGCCTCGACCCCACCTCAGTAACATTTATCCCAGCCAGCCTCGACGATAACCCAGCTCTGCTCGATAGTGATCCAAACTATAAGAATCGCTTGATGAGCTTGCCTCTGATCGAGCGGCGCCGATTGCTCGAGGGAAACTGGCACGTGCGAGCGGACGCTGGTTCCTATTTCCGTCGTACCTGGTTCCCGATGCGGCAGCGGATTGCCATCCCGGACGAGTATGTTCGGGTTATCCGTTATTGGGATCGGGCGGCTACTGAGCCCAACCCCCAGAACCCAGACCCCGACTACACCGTCGGCTTGCTCATGGGCCTTAAGCGAGATGGCGGTCTTACAGTGCTCGATGTGCGTCGGTTCCGGGCGACGCCGGCAAAGGTGATCGAAACCATCCGCAGCGTTAGCATTACCGACACCCAGCGCCGCTGGCCTGGGTATTCGGTGGTAATGGAAGTCGACCCGGCCCAAGCTGGCAAAACTGAGCGCCTTTACCTGGCGCGAGAGCTT